CCTGAGTTGTCCAGCGCGTCCGAGGATTCCACGCCGGCCGAGCAGATCACAGGCCAGCCGATGCCTGGGCCGGACGGTCAGCCGGTTGCCGTCAAAGACCTGGCCAAGCACCAGATTGAGAAGGCCGAGAAAGCGGCTGAGAAGGCTTGCGACCGCATCTACGACTGGATGGTGGAGTACAAGCACCCGGCCGAAATGCGGAAGGTCATCTTTGACGGTGCGCGCATTGGCACGGGCGTGATTCATGGGCCGATCCCCGAGCCGCGCAAGGCCAGGGTGCTGCGCCGCAGCGTGCCGGCCGCCGTGTCGGAACAGACGGCGACCGCGCAGGCCGGCACGATCACGCTGGAAATCGTCCAGAAGATCAAGCCTGCCGCGCGCTGGGTGGACCCCTGGAACTTCTACCCGGCCCCAGGCTGCGGCGAGGACATCCACCGCGGCGGCCATGCTTTTGAGTACGACCGGATGCTGGCCGCCGAGCTGGCGGGCCTGAGCGGGCCGGGCTGGATCAAGCCGGCCATCCTGGAGGTGCTGAAGGAGGGGCCAAACAAGGTCAATCTGGAGCAGGGCAACCCGCACGAACCGCAGCACAAGAAGCAGTTCGACGTGTGGCACTTCACCGGGAAGATCGCCCGCGCCGCATTCGAGGCCGCCAACGGCGACCAGGCCGAAGAACTGCCCGAGGGCGTTGATGAGGTGCAGGCGGTGGTCACGATGGTGAACGACCGCGTGATCCGCGCCATCCGGCCGGTGCTGGAGTCTGAGGCGCTGCCCTACCGGGTGTTCAACTGGCGCCGCCGCGCAGGGCATTGGGCCGGCGTGGGCGTGGCCGAGCAGGTCAAGACCCCGCAGAAGATCGTCAACGCTGCCACCCGGGCGATGCTGAACAACGCCGGCATGTCGGCGGGATCGCAGATCGTCAGCATTCTTGGCGCACTGGTGCCCGCAGACGGCAGCAACAAGATCACCCCGGACAAGCTGTGGTGGCTGGACCCATCAAGCGCGGCCGGCATCGACGATGTGCGCAAGGCGTTTGCCGCTTTCGAGTGGCCGAACAAGACCCCCGAGCTGATGCAGATCGTGGAGTACGGGTTCAAGCTCGCCGAGGAACACAGCAGCATCCCCCTCATCACCCAGGGCCAGAGCGGCGACACCACGCCGGACACCTTCGGCGGGCAGCAACTGCAGGACAACAACGCCAACCAGCTTCTGCGCGATGTCGGCTTCGGCCTGAACGACACGGTGACAACCCCGCTGGTGGATGCCTTCTACGAATGGCTGCTGCTGGACCCGGACGTGCCCGACGACGAAAAGGGCGACTATCAGGTGGACACCAGCGGCGCGCTGGCGATCATCGAAAAGGCGCTGCAAGACCAGTTCATCCCGCAACTGGTGGCCGCGGCCAAAGACCCGGCGTATGACCTGCACCCTGGCCGGTGCATGGAAGCCCTGTTGCGCAGCAAGCGGCTGTCTCCCGAGCAGTTCCAACTGACCGAGGCCGAGAAGGAAGCCAAGGCCAAGCAGCCGCCGCCTAAGGCCCCGGCAGTGGAAGCGGCCGAGATTCGTGCCCAAGCCCAAGTGCAGGTTGCACAAAGCCGCGACCAACTGGCCGCGCAGCGCAACCAGAACGACGTGGACCGCGACCGCATCTACAACGAGGTGCTTGCAAGCCGCGAGGCCACGAACTACGACTACAACGTGCGCCGGCTGGAGCTTGAGCGCGAACTTGCTTTGCTCAAGTACGCCAACGAGCGGCAGATCAGTCTGGACGACGCCAAGGTTGCGCTGGCCCGCGACACCATGAAGTTGCAAGTGCAGAAGGAACTGGCCGGCGCCGATGGCGAGGGGCCGCAAGTTGCCACCCCGCCGACTGAACCGGAAGGCCGCGCCGCGCCTGGCCGCGCCTACCAAGAATGACCCCCGAGCGTTTCCGCCTGGCGCCGCATGAGCGCCTGCACCCGCTGTGGGTGGGCTTGGAACGCCACATGCAGCAGTCCCTGGCCGAACTGCGGGCGCTGAACGACACCAGCCTGCCGCCCGAGCGCACCGAACACATCCGGGGGCGCATCGCGCAACTCAAGGCGCTGCTGGCGCTGGCCGACGAGCCGAAGCCGCCGCCGACCTGACACGAATTTGGCCGCCGCCCGCAAGGGCCACGGCGATACCGACCCACCCACTCTCAGTGAGCCGGTGGACAAGCGACCGCCCTTGAGGCGGTTTTTTCATTGCGGAAGCGAAAGCATGAGCGGAGACGCCAGCACCCTGAACGACCACGACAACACGACCGACGACACGGCGTTTTCTGCCGGGTTCGACGACGACACCACTGCAACGCCCACGGAGACGCCGGCCGAGCAACAGGACGCCAAGACCCAAGGCGAGAACAGCACGCCGGCCCAAGCCGAGCCCGCCCCCGAATACGTCCAACTGACCAAGGCCGAGCGTGACGAGCTGATCGCCACGCGCCAGCAGTGGGAAAAGCAGTTCGGCACGGCCTTCGGGAAGATCGGCGGCATCGAGCGCACGCTGCAGCAGTTGAACAGCGGCGCGCAGGTGGAAATCAGCCAAGAGGACATCGACGCCCTCAAGGACGACTTCCCCCCGCTGGCCGCGGCGCTGGAGAAGGTGCGCAACCTGCGCGCACTGCCAGGTGGTGGCGTGGATCAGGAGCAGATCTCCAGTCTGGTGGCCGAAAAGGTCAGCGCGGTGGAGCAGAAGTTTGAGCTTCGCTTGCTGTCCAAGGACCACCCCGATTGGAAGCAGATCGACGCTGACCCTGCCTTTGCGCAGTGGGTGGCCGCGCAGCCCGACGAGTTCAAACAGACCCTGGCGCACGCCAGCCAGTCCTACGACTCGGCCGTGGTGAGCAACGCCATGACGATGTTCAAGCAATCGCGCAGGCCCGCGCCGGCCCCGGCCGCTGACCCGGCATCCGCACGAAGAAGCCGCATGAGCGCGGCTGTGACTCCCCGAGGAACTGGCGGCACCGCTGCCGGCGATTCAACCGACCCCTTCCTGTCCGGCTTCAACTCCGAGTGAGCCGGGCGCAAACTCATTGAGAACCCATCATGACCATGCAGACCTACGCGCTGACCCCGGCGCGGATCGACAAGTTCAAGGGCGAAATCCTGAAGCACGCCGTGCCGCAGGAGACGCTGTGCCGCCAGGGCCGCCAGGTGCGGATGCCCAAGAACAGCAGCAAGACCTACATCGCCCGGCGCTTCCTGCCCTGCGGCGCGACGGCTGGCGCCAACCGCAACACGTTCTTTGGCACCACCACGGCCATTGACCGCGGCAATGCGATGGTGAACGCCCACCTGGCAAGCGAAGGCATCACGCCGTCGCCGGACAACATCACGCCCGAGGACGTTACCGTGGTGATGCAGCAGTACAACTGCCTGTACGGCTGGACCGACCACACCGCCGACACCTACGAGGATGACATCCCGGCGCAAATGAAGGTGCAGATCGGCGAGCGCATCGCGCTGGTCAACGAGATGATCTGCTTCGGCGCGCTGAAGGCCAACACCAACAAGTCCTACGGCGGCACCGGCACCAGCCGCGCCACCGTGAACGGCACGCTGACCCTGAACATGGTCCGCAAGATGGCCCGCAGCCTGCAGGCGCAGCACGGCAAGATGGTGTCCAACGTCCTGAAGGCTGGCCCGAACTACGCAACCCAGCCGGTGGCCGGCGGCTATTTCGTGTACTGCCACACCGACCTGGAGCCGGTGATCCGCGACATCGTGGGCTTCATCCCGGCCGAGAAGTACGCGAGCGGCACGCCGATGCCGAACGAGCTGGGCGCCGTTGAGCGTTTCCGCTTCATCACCAGCCCCGAGTTCGTGGCGGTGTTGGATGGTGGCGCGGCCATCGGTGCGACTGGCCTGCAGTCGAACCTGGGCACCAGCGTGGACGTGTATCAGTTCATCGTCTGCGCGGCTGATGGCTGGTCCCAAGTCGCCCTGCGCGGCAAGGAAAGCATGGACGTGACGTTCCTGCCCACCGGCATGAAGTCCAAGAGCGACCCGCACGGCCAGCGCGGCTATTCCGGCGCGATCTGGTGGAAGGCTGTGATGGTCGAGAACCCCGGCTGGGTGGCCGTGGGCGAAGTCGGCATTCCGGCCCTGTGATGAACCTGCCCGGGGCTTGACCCCGGGCGCAACAACCCCGAACCAAGGAGCCAATCATGGCAATCAACACCGCCGGTCAGACCGTCACCGGCAACGGCGTCCCTTCCGACGCCCACAAGACCAAAGTGGGCCGCATCGTCTTCGACGCAACGGCCATCGTCGCCGCCGATTCGGTGGTGGTGCCGCTGGGCTTCACGCCCAAGTATGTGGCCTGGGAGAACGTGACCGACCGGACCAAGATCGAGTGGTACGAGGGCATGGCCGCCAACACTTGCATCAAGACCGTGGCTGCCGGCACCCGCACGCTGGAAACCGCCAACGGCGGCATCACCGTCTGCACGGCTGACGGCACCGCCAACGTGGACGGCAAGGCTTTCAGCGTGCTGCAGAACGCCACCCTGGCCGCCATCCTGGCCAGCAAGGTGTGCACCTGGGTGGCCCACGGCTGACCTGATCGACCGCCCGCCTGAGCGCGGGCATCCCGGCTTGCAAGCCTCCACCCGCAAGGTGGAACCGGCCCCGAGTGTGAAAGCACCCGGGGCCTTTTTGTTGGAGCGAACTACATGCGTACTTCCCCCGCCGGCAGCGATGCCAAGAACAACCCCGTTGCGCGCCAGTTCGCGCAATCCGAGCTGGCCAACACCGAGCTTCCGAAGCGCACGCTGGACACGCTGACGGATGACCCGGACTCTGACCGCGGCGAAATCCTGATTGCCGATGCCAGTGCGGCCGGCGACTACGCGGCCGAGCTGGCATTCATGGAGGAACGGGTGACGATCCTCTTGCACCGCGGCCGCGAGAAGAACGCGCCGACCGCCGAGATGGTGGGGGTGAATGGCGTCATCAAGTGGATTCCGGTGGACACCCCCGTGACTATCGAGCGCAAGTTCGTCGAGAACCTGGCCCGCGCCCAACCGATGAACGTGAACACCCGGTCGGGCGAGTCCGATGGTGACGACCTGACGTTCAACCGCGTCGAGCGCAGCCTGTCGTCGTTGGTGAGCTTCAGCGTGCTGGAAGACAAGAACCCGCGTGGCCGCGAGTGGCTGACCCGGGTGATGCGCGAGGGCTGATCGCGTGAACTACCTGCAGATGGTGCAGCGCCTGCACCGCGAATCGGGCCGCAGCACCGCGGCGCCGACAACGGTGGTGGGCGCCAATGAGCGCCACGCCCGCCTGTTCGATTGGGTGGCCGACGCTTGGCGCAATCTGCAGATCGAGCGCGAGTGGCGGTGGATGCGCAACACGCTGGACGTGGCGCTGACCGCCGGCCAGCAGACCTACACCGGGGCCGGGCTGGGCGCTGATCGTTTCCGCCGCTGGCGGATGGATGACGACACCTACAACCCCTGGCTGTACGTTGACGGGTCGATCAACAGCCTGTGGCCGCTGCAGTTCGTGCAACTGGACGAGTTCCGTTCGGTCTACGTCTACCGGACCTGGGGCGATGCCACCCCGATTGCATGGACGTTTGACGAGGCGAACCAACTTCTTGTCGCCCCCAAGCCCGCGCTCCCCTACAAGCTGCGGATCGAGTACTGGAAGACGCCGACCGAGCTGGCCGCCGATGTGGACGCGCCCGACATGCCGGACGAGTTTCACATGCTGCTGGTGTGGCGGGCGCTGGAAGAAGTCGCCAAGTTCGATGCGGCACCTGAAGTGCTGGCCCGCGCAGAGAAGAACCATGGAGGGCTGAGGCAGCGGCTGCTGCTGGATCAGGCCCGGGTGCCGCACACATGAGGCCAGGCATGCCCAACACCCGCGTGGTGCCGGACGGCACCGCCATTGCCGGCGGCATGGACATCGTGGGTTCGCCCATCTTCTCCAAGCCAGGTCGCGCCCGCATCGCCTACAACTACGAGTGGTCCACCGGCGGCGGCCTGGAGCGGATCGCTGGCATCGAGCCGTTTGACGGCAGGCCGTCGCCATCGGCTGCGGTGTACGCGTACCTGCAGTGCAGCGCAGCCATCACCGGGGTCAGCCTGGGCGACACGGTGGACGGCGCCACGTCGGGCGCCAGCGGCCGGGTGGTGTACCTGAGCGGCGCATTCATCGGCCTGACCCGCGTGTCTGGATCGTTCGCCCTGGAAGACCTTGAGGTCAGTTCGGTGGTCAAGGCCACGGTGTCGAATCTGACGCCGGCCGTGGATGGGTTCCTGGACAACACGCTGGCAAAGCTGGCGGCCGACGACTACCAAGCCGACATCACCAAGGTGCCCGGCTCGGGGCGCGTGCGCGGCATCGCCATCCTCAACAACGAGGTGTTCGCCTGGCGTGACAACGCGCTTGCCACTGCCATGGCGATCCACAAGGCCACCGGCAGCGGGTGGGTTGAGGTGCCGATGCTGCATCAGATCAGCTTCACTGCTGGCGGCACCAGCGAATACCTGGACGGCGAGGCGCTGACCCAAGGCGGCGTGAGCGCGACGGTCAAGCGCGTGGTGCTGGAGTCCGGCACCTGGGCGGCTGGCACGGCTGCCGGGCGCCTCATCATCACCGAGCCCAGCGGCGGGGTCTTCTCGGCTGGCGCAGCGGCAGGCGGCGGCG